CTCATCTACAGTAGTAACACCAAGGTTAGCAGTACAACCATCAGCAGCCGTTTGTACAGAAGCAGTCATTTCAAACCCTGCGGTAAGAATGAGTGTTTCAGCAGGTACGGTAATCGCTTCAATGATGTCATTGGCAGCAAGAGCAGAACCTTTAGCAGTTGCTGCAGCAGCCAAATCAATCGTTTGCTGTACCATGTACGGCTGGCGGCCTCGTGCGCCAGCACCACGAGCAGTAGAGGCAAGAGTAGTTACAGTAGCCATATCTTAATCCTCCCCTATGACAAGTTGTAGATGGCGTTAACAAGACCTTCAGGACGAAGAATCTTGCGACCATACAAGTGCATACCACGAACGATGTCAGCAAAGCTGTCAGGGTCACGGTAAGTTTCGGTCTTGTTAATCTGCTCTGCAGTAGCAACAGAAGAATCATGACCAGCAACAATCACACCAAAGTTATCGGCGTTAGTACCGCCAGTTGTGGCAGGACCAGTACCAACGGATGGCAGGTTGTTAGAAACGTACACACGGAAGCCATGCAGGTTATTCAGAATAAGACCATTCTGAAGACCAGCACCACCGAAATCTGCATTCAGAAGACGTGAATCTTCGTCCATGAGCAGTTCCTTGAATACTGGGTCAATAACCAGCCAACGACCTTGTGAGTCTACATTTTGTTGGTCAAGTTTACGTGCCATACGAGCGATAACAGTTAGTGGGAAACTTGCACCAGAACCGGGAGCAGCAGAAGCAGCAGCACCAGTACGTGGAGCCAACTCGATTGAGCTGGCAGCAGACCCACCAAAGTCAGAAGCGTCTAGCTTCATGCTGTCAAGCAGTTCGTCTGAACCAGCGGTTGATACAGCCTTCGTACCATTAACAGTTGTGTTAACAGTGTCTGGTGTACCGTGGATAGCAGACTGTTTGTATCCTGACAAGTAGCCAAGAACGTCTTGGTCAAACTGGTCAGCAAGGCGATACGCAGCACGGTCACTTGCCAATGACTGGAAGTTAACGTGTGAGTGTGCCTCTTCGATGTCGTCAACCTTAAATGCAAAGTAGTTAGCTTTGTCAATTGTCAGGCTGAAGTCTTCATCATCAAGGTCTTGTGGAGTAACAGTTGTGCCACGTCCATAAGCCTTAACTGTGATTTCGGGTTCCTTGATAATCTTAACGGAATCACCCATGTTTGAAATCTCACCGAAGTAATCGGAGTTTGAGATAGCTTCAGCAACAGCAGACTTGCGGAAAGCAAGTTGCACCTGTTTGCTGTAAATTACAGGTGAAAAATTACCGTTAGGAAGATTACCATACCCGGCTGCGGTAGTAAAAGCCATGATAAATTCTCCTAATATTGGCTGTTTTTCGTTACAGATGCAAACTTACCAGACTAATCAGAGGCTGATTCACTATGGGTGCGTAGCATATCTAGTTGGCCTACCAGATAATTAACGGGCCATGTTCTTCAGGTAATCCGTAAGACGGTACTGTTTGCGGTTTTGTGTAAGCAGGTAGCGAACCCACTTACACTAATGATGACTATAGTTATACTGAAAGTAAACTGTTTGTCAACACTTTTTTTATATTATCTGGCAGAACCAGACATATCATAGATAAACTTTCCACTACGGATAGCTTCCATGATTTCATCAGAACGCTTCTCATATTCTTGAGGAGACATCTTTTGAACTTGGGATTCACGTAAATATGTAGATGCCTCATCTTCTTGTGGCTTACTACGTGTGTTACGTGTTTCAACTGATTTCGCTGCATCTTTGCCGTTAGAGGTTTTCTTTGCAGTAATACCTTTATCAGCTTTGTACAGGTCAATTGCTCGTGCAGCAGACTTTGCGTCATTGTCATTGTCATACAATGCGTCCTGTACCCACTTAGGCTGTTCTTCAGCCCACTCGTGAAACTCATCACTGTCACGAATAGTGTCAAAGTCAGGATGTAAACGCATTAGTTCTGCTTCAGCTTTTTCTTTCTTTGCAGACGACTGCATATCGTCAATTACTTTCATTCGTTCTTCAAGAGCAGATGATTGCTCTTTAGCTTTCTTGATAGCAATTGTTTCAACTATAGCTGATACGTCAGGATAATCCTTTGCCCATTGTTCAATATCTTCATCAGACTTAGGCAGTTTAATTTCTTTACGTGTAGCACCTTCTAGTTGTTTTTTAAGTTCGTCAATTTGAGTTTGAAACTCTTGTTCTTTTTCCTGCATGTGTCTGCGCAGGTCACCATAACGCTTTTTAAATGTCTTTTCTTCTGCGTTAGTTGGTTCAGCTTCTTCTGGTTCAGCAGTCTTTTCTTCTGTTTCTGCCTCACCACGTTGTTCTTTGAGCATCTGCTCAAGTTCTTCTTCTTCCATCTTGCGTTTTTCTTCGTTAGTGTATTTACGATTTGCAAACGCTACTTTTTTTGGTGGCTGCATTTCTTCAGCCATGATTGTTTCAGACATATATGTCTCCTTGTCTGGGGCTAACCGTATGCCGTGTTAGGGGGGTTAGGTAGCCAGTTAATGTGGTCTATTTATTTCTTAGAAGCTAGACCACCACGCTTCATCTTTTTAGTAGCAACACCGCCTTTTGCTTTTCCTCTTGAGGCCATGCCCACTCCTAAATCTCTACTAGCGGCTTCTGCTCCAGCCCTGCCAGAACTTTCAAATCCATCAGCACCTCTCATACCTGCAATACCTTTATCTCTAGCAGACTGATTACCACTTGCCCAAGAAGGAGTAAAAGCAACTTCGTTATTGTACCTTTCTCTTGCAGCATCTGCCGCTGCTTTTCGTGCTGCCGCTTGTTCTGCTGCAGCTTTTTCTGTATCTTGCTGTTGCTGAAAATCAATTTGAGCAACACTTGGAG